GTGTCAAGGAATGGGACAGGTAAAACAGTACAGCCGAGAATACAAAGAGGAAGCCTTAAAGCTTGCAGAGGAAAAAGGCTGTAAAAATGCAAGTGAAGAGTTGGGGATATCCTACAATACCCTGTATGGCTGGGTAAAAGAAGCTCGTAAAGGAAATCTTCATCTTGGAAAACGCAGCGACAGCAATGTATCCAAGCTTGAAGAAGAACTGCAGCAGCTTCGTCGTACCAACAAGGAGCTTGCCAAAGAAAACAAGCGGCTTCAGGAAGAAAATGAATTTCTAGCGGAGGCAACCGCTTTTTTCGCAGCGAGCCGTCAGAAGTCTGCAAAAAAGAAAGAATGAAATTCATAGCTTTAAAAACCAACGACGGAAAAGAGCAAGGAAAAATTTCTTTCTATTGCAGAGTGCTTGAAGTAACAAGACAGGGATTTTACGATTATCTGAAAAATCGTAATAAACCTTGGAAATACGAAGCTCTGGCGGCTGAAATGATGGAGATTATTGATGAAGACGAGTGTAACGATACATATGGCAGAGAAAGAATGCATAAGGCACTTTTGCTGAAACACCCCGATGGCGAGAGCGTTCCCAGTGAAAGTACAGTGTATCGTGTAATGCATGAAATAGGAATATCTCGCAGACCGAGGAGAAAGCCTAACGGTATCACAAAAGCAGACCGTGACGCAATGAAATCGGATGACCTGCTGAAACGTGAATTCAAGGCAGATAAGCCCTGTGAAAAGTGTGTAACGGACATTACAGAGATCAAGGGAAAAGACGGTAAGCTTTATACATCGGTGATCTTTGACTGTTTTGATCTTACCCCACTTGGAATATCAATGGATACCAATATGAAAACAGAATTATGCGTAGAAACAGTAAAAAATGCTGTTAAGTCCTATCCCGAATTGAAGGGAGCCATTCTGCATTCGGACAGAGGCAGCCAGTATACAAGCGAAAAGTACAGAGAAGCACTGAAACACGCCGGATTTGTTCAGAGCATGAACAGTGCCGGAGGAAGATGTCACGATAACGCCCGATGCGAGAGTATGTGGGCAAGAATGAAGGAAGAACTGTTTTACAGCAGACACAGAAAGTCCGAAAATTATACGGTAGCCGAGTTGAAAACAATGATCTGGAGGTATTATATGAGCTATTGGAACAACCGCAGGATATGCTCGGCTAACGGAGGACTTCCGCCTGCTGTTAAACGAAAAAAGTACTATGAATCGCTCGTTTCAGCCGCCTGACCGGGCGGCACCCGAAATGGATATTTGTTCCATTTCGGAGAGCTGATTCCATACTTATTTTGCATTTTGGGTAGAAAATGTGTCAAGGGATATTGACAATATCATAATCACATATCTGGAGATAACAATTTATATCGCATAAAATATACTTATTTGCTAAACTTGCTCAAAGAGGAAGAATATTTTGATAACAATTTATTAGTTAAATATCAGTTAAAGTGATACCACTAAACTCTTAGTTATATTAATTATTTGAAAATTATAATTATTGAAAACATCATAGAGGAATGATAAAATGAGAAAAAAACGTATTATAGTTAATAACATTTCTGAGTACATAGACATAATACATAAATTAAATAAGGTAAAAGGTCAAAATACACTTTTATACAGAGGGCAAAACAATTATAAATATAGTATAATTCCATCAATATGTCATAATCTCCCGAATAGCAAACAGACGTATTTAAAATTTGAATCTAAGTTAATAAGACAAGCCAAAAACAAATATCCCGAAATATTTGGGACCGCAAAGAATGATTTGGAGCTACTTTCAAGGCTTCAACATTATGGCATTCCTACAAGATTGTTGGACGTTACATCTAATCCGCTGGTTGCGCTTTACTTTGCCTGCAAAGATAATGGAAATTCAATAGATGACGGTGAGGTTATAGTCTTTTCTTACGATAATTTGTCATATGGTGATGATCAAGATACCATTGCTTTGTCAAGCTTTTATAAATTTGACGATAAAATCTCTGTAAAAGAATTTATGAAAATTAACAGATTAGATTATAGAGTGACTCCAAATATGCATTCATCTGGAGTAGAGTCTTACTGCGTTTTGCATCACAAACCAATATGGGCACAATTACCGGAGTATACTACTCGACAAAAAGCTCAAAGTGGAAGCTATTTGATTTTTCCTAATGAAATTGTCTATTCCAATTATGAAGAATCCTTTGCAGTAGTGAATGAAGATTTTTGTTTTATTAATAACATCAAAAGCTTATCTAAGAAAGACAATTTAGTAAAAAAGCTGATAAGAATTTCAAAGGAAGATAAACTTGATATTTTAAGTCATCTCGAATCTCTTGGTATAGACGAATCTACATTGTTCCCTGAAAACTTGGATATTGGTTGCAGAATGATCAAACAAAATATTGGCTTATAACAAAAAAAATCAGCCGCCTCAGACCCATAAAAAGTCCGAGACGGCTGTTTCCTTACTCATACAATATACAAAAAACTAAACTTTCTTAGCAAACCCCGTCAAACAGATCCACCCAGCACCGCTCTTGAGCTTGCCCCAAGTTTGACCGTCAACTACCTTTTCGGCTACAATAGTGTAGATAAAGCCGTACTTTGCCATAACACCCTTGACGAGTGTACAGGACACGCCTGCGCCCTTTCTAACGTTCATTCCGCCCTTGTAAGTTATCTTCACCTTGTAGGACTTGAACTTCGCTGTGTGCTTGTTGATCGAACTCGTACCGCTAAGCTTTGCGTTGACCTGTTTTGCTATGTAACCGAACTTACCACTGAGATATGGTCCCGGACAGCCCGTCGCCTCAAACCATTTGTGCATTGTAAGATTGCCGCTGGTGTTGCCCGTGTAGTTGAGCTTTTTGATACCATTACGCTTGCAAATATCCACACACAGCTTTATCAACGCAGCCATAGCCTTTTTGCTGACGTGCCAATTCGGTTCACCACTGTCATTTGCTACCTCGATAGTCACAGCACGCATATCATTAGCACGGTTGGAACTGCACCAAGACCTGTACTTTTCGTCCACCATTACGCCTACCTTGCCGTTGCTGTCGATACAGTAATTACAGCTGCCGCCACGAGCCTGTACAGACGTACAGCAGTTTGCCAGCGTTGCATTACCTGCCATGTGATGAATAGTTATCTTGTCGATTTTGTGATCTCGTACATTGTAATGATCTGTCTTGCCCGACCACTTCCAAGAAGCCAACTTTGAATTTCCCATATTATTTCTCCTCCTTAGCCTTTAAAACATCTATTGCCTTTATGAGTACCTGCGGTATCGGTACGCCCATAAGCCCTGCGTTTTCGATTATAGACAGCGTTTCGTTCACCACAAATGCAATGCACACGCAATCCTTTATGTACCCTGTGCCAAGCATAAGGTCAAGCCTGCACGCCACAAGCAGGATAAGAAGTATCATACCCTTGCGGCACAGACCTTTGAAGCCCGCCCTGCTTTCAAGTGCTCCGCTTTTAGACTTGCCTGAGCGGTGGAATACGCCTGCCACTATTATGCCTGTTGCATAGTCTATCACCATAAAAATGATAAGCGTAGTCATGGCGCTTGTCCACCCTCCAAAAAGAGCGGCAATGCCGCCCCCGATAGTTCCGATAGCGGCTAAAACCGCTGTTTTTATGTTTGTCATGTCTTACTCCTTTATCTCAAAAGCAAATCTGCTTAACAGATATTTCTTATTATTGAGCAGTATAGTTTGCGTAGGTACAGCATAGTCACTGTTATTATAGCTATCTGATATACCCTGTATATGAGAAAGTATATGATACACATTGGTGAAACCTTTGTTTAACTCAGTAGAAACTACAGGAGCAAATGATGTTACTGATTTTTGTTGGCAAAAATACCTATAAGGTGTAGATTTTATAGAAGTTCCATTAGTAAATACTGTATATAAAAGAGTATTATTATCAGCACAACTTGTTGTCATGCCTATTTCAGTTTCTCCTGTTTCATAGTTAGTTATTTCGCCAATTATTATATTTATACCAGGCCTACTAGCGGTATCACTGTCTATTCCAATAGCTACTAAATCACTTTGTTTATAAATAACCCAACGTCTAGGGTCTACAGCGCCTGGTGCAATGCCTACACAAGGACAAGTCAATGCTTCTGTTCTTAGGTCACACCAACCAAAGCTTCTGTTTGTATCAGCAAACTGACCTCTTAAAAACAGCTCGTCTGTTACCCAAAGCTGAAAGGTGACATCTTGGGTATCAATACTCGCATTATCGCCCTCGAACACAACTTTCTTAAAGTCATAGACCTCGATAAGCTTCTTGACTAATCCTCTTAGTCCGTCTGTTCCCTCATATATTTTCATCTTCGACCGCCTCCGCTATGCCTGTTATACCTATATTTCCGTATGCTTCTCCTACCGACACACCCACAAGGTTCTCGCCGCTCGCCATATCGGGTATAGTGTCGATAATATCCATATTGCCGTTGAAGTCCTCGATGCTGAACCTATCCAATCTATCAGGCTTTTTAAGCCCAAGATTTTCCGTGAAACTAGCCAACTATACTTCCCCCTTCCGCATTTTTGCCGACTATGAGATAGTACACCTTGAAAGCGTATGTGCCGCCCTGGTCAGAGGTGTGTTCAAGGTATGCCTCCCAGTCGATGTCCCTGCCGTTGCTTGCGACTTTGTATTGAAAGCTCTGCGACTTGAAGTGCTTTTTGTTCCAGTCGCACACCATAAACACCGCAGGGTTCGTGACCCCCGAGGGTATCATTCCTGTGCGTGTATTGTATGACCACTGTGAGCCGTTGTCGGCGTTGACCTTCATATTCACCGTGAAAGACCCCCACCGCATATACAGTGGGTAGAGCCTGTTTACAAGGCTTACTATCTGCGCCGCTGTCTTTGCACGAAACACCGCTGTACCGCCGTCTAAAAGCTCGTCCGTCTGTTCGCCCGAGTACCGCAGCTCATACTCCTCTTCGCCCACTATTTCTTCAAGAGCTGCCACCCTCGCCGTGAGCTGCTGGATAAGCTCCTCGGTGGTGGGCGTTGTCTGACCTGTGTCTGCTGTATCGGCAGTTTTCTCCGCCTGCGTATCAGCTACAGTTGTTATCTCGTTCTCGTCCATAATCTCGCCTCCTAAAGCTGTTCTTCCACAGACAGACCCACCGCAGAAATATCGGCTGAAAGTCCGCCGTCAAAATTGAATCCTATGTTAGTTATTGGTATATCGTAGCTTTCGCCGCTTTCGCTGACGTATGTCACAACGTCACCAACGTCAAATCGGGGGTCGCCAAGGCGGTGAAAAAGCTCCGTTGTATACCACGAAAAGCCGCCTATCCTATGCCATAATGACCGCAGCAGCGACATTGTCATATACGGATTTTCAAACTCCAGCACACGCCCCGCCGTGCCTGTGGTGTTGCCCAGCCGCAGAGTTTCGCTGTCGCTGACCTTGCAGACAATGCCTGCGATGATATTCGGACGTTCTCCCAGTGTTGGCAGGTCGATAGTGTTGTTGTCCAGTATCTTCACGCTCGAGCCGTACCATTTGCGGACGTATCTGCCGTATCGGTCAACAAAACCGAACTCGCCTTGTGCCGAGGCGATGTAGCTGAGCATCTGCCGCATTGTGGTGTCTTTGGGTATAGAGCTTATTTTGAAGTCGAAGTTTGCGGTCTTTAGGCGTATATGCCCCTTGCCGTAGAGCCTTGCTCCGCCCTTTGCACGCAGCTTTGCAGGGATGGTATAGTCGTTGCCGTTTGAAAGACCGAGCTGCTTGCAGATATCGTCTTCAACAGCTTTTGACCACGCAGGTAGCTTGACCTTTGGCACATAGGTCTTGTCCGAAAAATACAGCCTATCCGCAAAAGTGACCTCAGTATTTCCGCCCGACTTTTTCGACTTGACACAAGTAAAACGCCCAAGGGGTATCCTCTCTCCGTCAAGCACCTCTCCAAGCTTGCTCACCTGCTCCACTGTCAGCTTTGAAAGTTCTGCGTAGGTGTAGGCTTCTAGGGTGGAGTAGGTGGTTTCGCTGGTAAAGTCCGCAAGGTACAAGTAAAGGTCATACTCTTTGCCGAGAAATTTCGTATCAACGTCATTGATGTTTATGTTCCAAGATTGTGAACACACTGCGCCCAGCTCGATGTCGTCGGAAATGCTTGTGGACTGCACCGTACTTGTGCCGGAAGTTATCCGATCTCCCATAATCACCTCACCCTCTGCATTCTCTATCCACAAGCGCCAAGTACGGCAATAGCTCTCGATACGCTGTGCCACAAGCTCCCCTGTTTTGTACATTCAAACGCCCCCTTTACTGCATTATCAAGTCCACAGCAACGCCTTTGCAGAACTGCTTGTTCTCGTCCCAGCCGAAAACTTCATAAGTTGGGTCGCCTGCATAAACGTCAAAAGTGCTTTCCTGAAATGTTTCGTCAAGGAGCGTGATACTGAAAAACGGACTGTCAACGTTGGAGATATACTCATTGAGCTTTGCCGTCTCCTCGCCTGTGAGATGATACCATTTCAACGTGACAGTTTTCTTTATGGCTCTTATATCGCCCACCATTTTGCAGTTAGCCGTCCGCCCTGCATTGTTCGACCATATCTTGTTGTTTGTAAAGCTCACTTCCGCAGGTGTGGCGACCCTTTCACTGCCGAATATAAGTCCTCTGCTTTTCATTTTCTGCACCTCCTATGCCCTTATTGGCGACCTGCCGTTGCGCTTGATATAGTCGTTGATATCATCAATAACTATCTGTGTGATAGTCCTGCCATTGAGCGTAAGCGGTATGGTAACGCTTATCTTCTGATTTCCGCCTGCTCCGCCGTAAGACACAAGAGCTTGCAAAACAGCCTGCGTGATAGTATCAAGCGGTGCCTCGATATTCGTGCCACGTTTCTGATCGCCCAGAACTGCAAGGAACTCAGAGTTCGGCGGTATTACTGCACCTTGGGCAAGTTTGGGTATTTCGGGGATATCAATTTGGCTTAGGTCAAAGCCAAATGTCTGACCGCCAAGATCACCGGGAAGCCAATCAGGTGTTGTGAAGCTCAGCTCGTTTATGCCGTCGATTATCCAATTCAAAGCGTCCTCAACTGCACCTGTCAGACCATTTATAAGCCCGATTATCAAATTAATAGGTGTTTTTGCTATGTCAACAAGTGCGTCCCATACGCCTTTGAAAATCTTCTTTACACCCTGCCAAGCTTTTTTCCAATCACCGGTGAACACTCCCACTATGAACAACACAACGCCTTTAAGTGCTGAAATGATGTTCTTCACGGCGTCAATTATATTGCTTATGACATTGCCCACTATCTTTATTATCTTACCAAGCACACTGCTGACTATCGGTCCGAGTATGCTCACAAGCCAGTTCACAACAGGTGCTATGGCTTTGTTGTAAATGCTCAGAACGCTTGTGATAAGTGTTCCAACAAAGTCGAGAAACTCATCAAGCAGAGGTTTCAAGTGCTCCGTCCAAACGCTGTCAGCCACGTCCATGAGCTTGTCAAACACAGGTTTCAAGACCGTTTCCCACAGATTGAGGAATACGTTCTTTGTGGTGGTTATACCCTCGTTTATGCCGTCAAATATAGGCTGTCCCCACTCGTTCCAAAAGTCTGAAATGCTCTGCCAAGTATCGCACCACAGTGTTTTCAAGGCGTTCAACACAGGCTGTGCAACGCCGTTCCACAAGGTATCGAAGATCTCTTTTATGTTGTCAAACAGTACGCCGAGAGTGTTCCATACCTGCGTGCCAAAATCCGCCATTAGGGGTAATCCTACAGTGAGAAAGTTTTGCAGTATAGGGAACACTGCCACATTCCAGATATCAGAAAATACCTTATTGAAACTGTCAAAAAGTCCTATGCCTATCTTGCCAAGCGTGCTGAAAGCGGTCTGCATAAGCGGTGTAAAATCGTTTATAAAATAAGCTTTGAACGGCTCGGAAAGCGACATTATATCGCTGAAAACTCCGCCGAGTATCTGAGCAAGTTCAATGCTCTCTTTTTCAAGTCCGCTCCATATATCATCGAAAATAGGCTTAAAATTCTTATCAAGATAGTCTGCAAGTTTTTCAAACTGAGTTCTCACTGATGTGAAAAAGTCAGACAGCTTTTTATTTGCCTTTCCCGTATCCACCTCAACGCTAGTCCCGGAAGGCTGCATTATATCCCCAGCTCCGCTGACCCCAGTGCTATCTGACTTGCTCTCATCATTCAGCTTGTTCATCTGGTCAAAGCTTGCAAGAGATCCTTCCTGTGCCTCTTGAGTCTGTTTTGCATTGTCGGCTATATCGCTATAATTATCCGCCGCCTGAGAGGTGCTTTTCACTATGCTTTGAGCCTTGTCTGCACTGTTGCTTAGTTCAAAACCGAACGCCTCTGAGAGTGCCCTCGCTGCCCCCTGTGCCAAAGATATAAGCTGTGAAAGCACGCTATTGATCGCCTTGACAGCAGGTAGAAGAACGTTCATCAGCACAGTGCCGATAGTCGCTCCGAACTCTTTCCATTGTTCAGAAAGTATTCTTGTCTGGTTCGCCCAGCTGTCAGAAGTCTTTGCAAAGTCCCCCTGAGCAAGAGCCGTCTGTGACATAACGTAGTTGTATCTCAGCTGGACTTTTTCAGCCTGCGACATATCAGCAGTTGACTTCGTTATACCCTTTGAAAGCGCATACGCCTGCAAGTTGGCGTCCGTCATAACGATACCGAACTGTTTGAGGGTCTCAGTTTCGCCTGTAAAAATTGATTTCAGAGCCGTGCTTGCCACGTCCTGACCGACATTATAAAATGACGCCATATCCGCAGACAGCCCTGTAAGAGCCATAGCCATATCGCTTGCACTGTCATTGGCAAGCCCCATTCCTGCTGCCATAGCCATGAAGTTTGAGCCTGTCTGCTTTGCGGTGAGCTTTGAAATGCCGTAGGTCTTAACAGCCGTGTCAGCGAAGTCCTCCATTTTCTGCTTGGACTCTCCGAAAGCCGTATCAACAACGTTCTGAACTTCCGCAAGGTCTGAGGCTGTTTCTATGGATTGCCTGCCGAAGTCCACAAGTTTCTTGACGGAGAATGCTGCCGTCACAGCCATTGCAAGGCTTTTAAGCTTTGGCTTGATATCCCCCACCATATCGGAAAGGCTTTTCAAGCCCTTTTCAAAGCCCTCTTTGTTTATGTTGGTGTCAAAATTCAAGCATCCGTCAGCCATTGTCATTCACCTCCCGTCAGCTGTTTCAGAAACTCTTTGTCCTCGTTTTCAGCCCTCTGCTCTTCTGCTGAGAGCTTTCGTTTAAGGTCTATCATATTGCGGTGGTTTCTGTAAAACTCCTGCTCGTATTTTTCAAGCTTTTTGCCCTTGTTAAGCTTTTGCCGTATGCCTATAACAGACGAAAAAAGCCCCTCGCCTATCTCATTGAAATAGCCAAGAAAAGTCCACCAATGAAGATATTTTACCGTCCTCGTTTCAAAGCCTGCCGCCTTGTTCACCGCAGGAAAAATAATACTCTCGTCCTGCTCCCAATCAATAGTCTTTGCAGGCTGAACGCTCTCCTGCGGAACACCTCCACCGCCCACAAACCAATAAGCCTTGTTGACAGCCTCCTGCAAATGTTCTCGTGGAATATCCTCAACATAAAGACATTTAAGACACACATAGCACTTTTCACGCTCGTCAAGTTCGGGGTCTGCAAAGGCTGAATAAATCCGCAGTATGACCCGAAAATCTGAGCGTATGGCATACTCTTTGCCGTCTATTTCAAGGGCTGTTGGCAAGCTGCCTATCATTTCAGCAGCTCCCTGAGCAGAGCCTTTTTGTCTTCGTCAGAAAGCTCCGCCACATTGACCGCAGGCTGAGCAACAACGGGAGCTATGTACTTCTCCACCTTTTCTTCAAGCTTTATCTGAGCCGCAGTCTGTGCTGACTTTATTTCCTGCACCACCACAACAAGAAGCGCTTCAAGGAAGTTCACAAGCACAGGCTTGCCGTTTGAAGCCACAGAGAACACGTTCACGCTTCCGAGCGCCGCCGTACACACATTGCTTCCAAATATGTCATTGACCATTTCTCTTGCACGCTGGTCATACTCTTTGAGAAGCTGAGTTCTGTCCTCGTTCTTCTCACGTTCTGACACTTCTTCTGCGATATGGTCAGCCTTGCTCATAGCGTCCTGTATCCTAGTGATGATACCAACGTCTGACACGTTTATCCTTATCACTCTGTTCTCGTCGCCGTTTATAGCGTACTCTTTGTAATTGCCGCTGTTAAAATCTATTGACTGCATTGACATTTCTATCGTCCTTTCTGTATTATGGCAAACAAAAAGCACTCCGCTCTGAACGAAGTGCTTTCATATGTTTGTCATATAGTTTATTCTTCCGTAGTCTTTGCAAACGTTGGCACGCCTGCCGCAAAGGTGACAGAGCCTTTCACTCTGTTTCCAGCAAAGGTGCAGTTGAACGGGATATTTACGCCACCCTGCGGTCCGCCATATGACTGCGGCTTGACGATGATATCTTCCGTCCAAGCGTCATACGCACCTGTGGTCTTGTCAACGATGACTTCAAGTACGCTTGTCTTGCAGGCATCACCGGTAAGACGATTCATCATGATATCCTTGAGCTTTTCGTAAAGTGCGTCACCGGGCTTTGCATAGAATGTGTCAAGGTCGAACTCAGGCTCATAGCCGTTGTCCTCAACTGTGGTCTCATCAAGGATATTCTTCTTTGTGGAAGTGTCAGGGTTGAGTGCCACACTTGCGTCCTCAACGTCCTTACCGAGAAGATACCAGCTTGGTGATGAAGCGACCGCTGCGAATGTAGTGTCAAGATAATGCAGAAGATGACTTCTGTTGAGCTTTCCGCTCTTGTATGAATAATCAGGCATATGTTTTCCTCCTTTTATATCTGATACTGTGCCGCTATCTGCAATTGATACTGCACAGTATCGTTTGTGTTTTCGTTTGGTATTGCGTATATCATTCCGTTTGCACAGGTGAGCTTTTCAAGAACGCCTGTCCTTTCCTCACCCTCTGTTATGGTAGTGAACGTGGTATCTCGGTGCTTGTCTGCATAGCTTTCAAGCCACATCTGCAATTCAAGCAGCACACCGCTGTTTGACATTCTGTCAAAGTCATTCATAGATTGATACACCGCATAGAGAATGAAGTTGTGCTGTCTTGTCTGACCGCCCAGAATGTCAGAGCTTACAAGGCTGTCGCCTGTCGAGGACAAGCCATAATTGGTTGGCGTATCGTCGGTAAAGTCGATATGGATATCGTTGCAGACCTCCGATATTTTCGGAAACTGCTGCAAGATATCTTTCACAAGCTCGATTATGTTCATTTCGCTTTGCCTCCCATTATCGCCGCCGCTCCTCTGAGTATCTGCTGTTTCTTGTCGGCTTTCATTCGCTCAAACCAAAGCTTGCCGGCAAGTGGCTCTTTAAAAGTGCTGTAAACAAGGTCTTTGTCCGTCAGCACTTTCTTTTCACCCTGTCGGGCGTATGCCGAGCCTGTAACAGATGATACCATAAGCTTGCCGTAATACTGATAGCGTGCGTAAGGTGCAAGATACTGTATCTTGCCGCTGCCTATTTTTGTGCCTCTCGTGGCAGACTTTCTCAGATTAGTGCTGAGGGTAGGTGTATACTTCACCATATGCCTTATGCACTCGGCGTCAATGAACTTTTGAGCCTTATCAAAGCGTTCTGAATACTTGCCTGCAAAGGACTTATCCCAAGTGATAGCCCTGCTGTCCATAGGCTGACCTATCTTCATTTTACGCTCACCTCCATATGTGGCAGACCGCCGAACATATAATCATCAATGCTCATTACCGTAACAAAGTTATACTCCGCACGGAACATTTTCATGCTCTCAGATATGCTCTGCGGCGTTTGGTTGTCAAACTCAAACTCACACTTTCCTCTCACAAGCATATCCTTTGCAGGGGTTTTCGGTGCATTATCGTCATAGAAATACACCCTTGTGCTGTCTGAGGTCTGCATACCGCTTTTCACGATACTTCCCGACTTATTCTCACACCAGTAAACTTTCTCTGCATACTTCCGCACAAATCCCTCTGTCTGCTTGTCGAAAAGATACACCGTGCAATCGCTGTTTGCAAGCATTTATCTCACCCCTCTGTAAAGCAAACCTGTTCCGCTGAGCCATTTGTACACGATATCGTGAACGGCTCTGTCGGCGTTCCGCCTGCGGATATCCGAGCTTTCATATGACTTTGACCAGCCCCCAACGCTTTCGGAAGATACCCCCTGAGTGCCGCCATCCTGCTCTGCCTTGAAGATATTCTCCGCAAGCTCGCAGCAGCACATTTTCACTTCTTCGGGGATATCGTTCTCGTCAACGTTGTCAAGGGTATATCGCTTCATAAGGCTTGTGGCTTGCATTGCATAGAAGTCAAAAGCGGCAGATATGTCAGGCTCTCTGCCGCAAAGATAAACGCCTATATAATAGCTCTCGCTCGCATATGCTTTCATACTGCCGCACCTCTTTACTTCTTGAATCTTGCAAGCACTACCTTTGACTGGTCTGAAATAGCCACAGTGTAATGCTTGTCAGCAGATATATCTGTGCAGCGCTTTGTGCTTCTTCTCTCTGTTTCAACGTTGGTGTCACGCTTGAGGTAGATAGTCAGAGCTGATGTTTCGTCCTCTGTTTCAGTATCAGCGTTGAGCTTGATGATAGGGCATATGTAGAAAGTGCCAGCCTTGACAGCGGCGTTCTTTACAACATAGTCACCCACCTTTGGAACGTAGCCATCTGCACAAGGCGTTACTGAGCCGAGCTTTATCTGTGAAGCAGTTGGTGAAGCTGTGCTGTCCGCAACAACTTCCTTTGCACCCTCTGCATCGCTGTCAACTCTCACATACTGTTCTGGAATAGCCTCGTTAAGTGAAACTTTCTTTGACGGAACGATACGGCAGTTCGCTATTTTGCCTATCTCGCCTGTCATGATCACATTGCCGTCATACTTATCTGCTGAAATGAAGTTCGGGTCCTTTCTAAGCTGTGAGTTCTGATGAGGATTAATAAACATAGCCTTTTCGGTGTTCAGCTCCTCATTGAACTTGTCAACAGCGTCAACAATGCCGCTGTAAGAGATAGCAGAAGCCGAGCCGTCATAGATGAGCTGAGCTTTCATAAGTGCGTCCATGCTGTCTGCGTCCACCTTAGAAGCGATAGACATTGCAAGCTGTGAAGTCGCCTGACCTGCAGGGTTTCCATAGCCGCTGAGAAGCGCTTCATCAGTTATCTCCACCGCTTTCATGGCTTTCTTTACCTTAGCCTGAGTGGAGTCTGTTTCAAGCTTGACAGTTTCGGCTTCAACGCCCTCTGCAACATCAACTGCGTCGCCGATATACTTATACTGCGGCACTGTGATAGTATCGCCAGGCACGCCAACGAGCGTTCTGTCTATCTTCGCAAAGGGAGATACAGTTATCTTAGACTCTATCTTTGCGTCGATCATATCACTCATTACCTCTGGGTCGATAAGGTCGGTGATCTTTGTCTGCTCTGCGAAATACTGCATAGAAATTCTAATGCCATTTGTCATTTTCATAATATCCTATCCTTTCAACTGTTCGTATTTTTCGGGGTCTGTTCGTTTAAGTTCCAACCTTTGCATATACCCCATTTTTGCAAAGGTTTCCTTGCTCACTTCACCTGCGGCAGGCGTCCCTGTGGGAGCAACCGGGTTCTTGATAGGCTCGGAGCTTTCAAAAAGATAATCGTTATCTTTCTTCACGTTCTCGATAGCCGTCTTGATATCCTCAGCCTGATTTTTGGAAGCTTTGAGAGTTTCCACATCAAGCAAAGCTTTAAGAGCCTTGACGTTTCTTGCCTTGCTTGCCGAGATAGCGTTATCAAGGGTAGCGTCAAACTCCATATCAGATATCTTCGCCTGATACTCGGTATCTTTCTTAGCAAGGTCAGCGGTGAGCTGTGCGACTTTGCCGTTAAGCTCCTTGACGTCCACACCCTCAAATTCTTTGAGAGAGTTCTGTGCGGTATCAAGGCTGTCCTTATAGTTATCACGCTCCACCTCAAGGCGGCTTTTCGCCTTTTCAAACTCAGCCACAGTCTTATAATTCTCTGCCACCTGTTTTGTGATGTCCTGTTTCTTGTCCTCAGGGATAACGATACCCAGAGCGGCAAGGATCTCAAAAATGTTTTTCATATGTTTGTCCTTTCTACATAGCTTATATACCGCTCTGTCTGCGGTGCGAAAGTCTGACAGTTTAACGTCATATCAAGGACGAAATAGTATGAAAAAAGCACCCGTTAAGGTGCTTAGTTCCGATGTTTGGGTATAAAAATACCGCCCGACCTTAGCCAAGCGGTAAAAAAATATCATTTGAAATACTCTGTAAGTTCAACTTCTGAATCAATATACACAGCGTCAATATAATAACTGTTGTGTACGATTATCTTCTTTCCGTTTAATGTGTATATCTGCGTTTGTGAGCCGTCAACATCTGTCAGCATATCGGACCGTTCAATGCCTGGAATATGCTTTTCCAATGCCGCACATTGCTTTTCAAAAATTTCTTTGTCCGCAGCCGTGCAAATATTGTATTCATATTTCTTCATTGTGATCCTCCAATCCATACCTTTTATCTACTGATCTTCGTGTTTTTACAGCGGTCTTCAAAGTGTCTGCTACAGCTTCTTCTCTGCTCATGTTTTTTCGTACCATTTTATTTGATACCAAGTCTTCAAAAGAAATGATAGGTTCGGTCTGGTCAAGGGTTTTACGAGCTTTTTGATTTTCCATTAACTCTCTTGCCTGAAAGCGATACTTGTTACGCAGTTCACAAGCTTGTCTTGCCTGTTCTTCAATAGACTTGCTTTTGTCGATAAGCTGAGGGATATTTTTGTTATGGTGTCTGTACCACTTTCGCACGTCTATATCAGACATCTTACCTTTCATATCAATTATATCACTATAATCTTTTTGCGTCAAGTCTATCTTGGTTTTTCCCACCCCGATATTCCCCAGCCCGTCTGCGTTCACACGCTCTCTCTGCTGAGGCAGACCCATTGCTTTTGAAAACCTCGTGTACTCCTGGGAAGTGCCACGATATCGGCAGCGTGCGTTGATGATATCTTCCTCATCAGCACCTGCCTCTTCAAGAAGATGTATTTTCTGCCGCTGGGCTCTCATTGCAGTTTCAAGCTTTCTTTGCCGCTGTAAAGCCTCGTACTTTGTGTACTCTTTATCGCCGTACTTAACAGGTTTGTTCTCCTCTGCATTCATCTGTGCAAGCTCCTCGTCTGTATAGGAACGCTCAGATATGCCGGGGATAAAAGGGTAATAATCGTGATAGCAATTCGCTCCGCACAGACCTGTCACAGTACCAAGACCGCAGATAGTTTCAAGTTCTTTTTTGCTGTAGACCTTGCCCTGCCATTCTTGATGAGAGGGTCTTGCTCCGCTGTGCCAAGTGACTTCAAAATAGTCTGTGCCAAGCTCTTTGGCGTTGTCCTCATTCATTTTTGCGGTTAGCTGTGAAAGCCCTGTCATCACCGAACGCCTTGCGGCTACGTCTGCCCTGTTGCTCCAGCCTGTGGCATAGTCCACAGTGCGAAGACCTGAGTTCGTCATATCCGAAATGACTTTCTTTATGACCGTGTTATAATCGAACGCTCCGCTCGCTATGCCCATTATGGCGTTGTCAAGACTCTGCTGATAGAAGTCTGCCGCCTGCGTGAATTTAAGTTTGCCGTCAGGCTGTTTTACTGCAAATCCGAGTGATTGAGATATGTTTTTAAGCTCCCCCGAAGTCTGCTCCGATACAGCCGACAGCAGCCTTTGCAGACCCTCGTTTTCTTCAAGAGGTATTCGTGCCTTGCCTTTGGTCTTGTATATGCTATCGTCCCATTCATAGCCTTTTCGCAGGATATCTTTGAACAGTTGCTTTATCTCAGCTTTGGAAAGGTCAAGATTATCGGCAATGGCTTTCTTTATCTCACGCTTGCTCATTCCAAGCTCGTGAAGCCTGTATATCTGCCAATCCGCCGAACGTGTTATCTCGCCGTTTATCTTTATCCTGCGGACGATGTCCTCCATTATCTGCATTTCAAGGTCACGCAGGGGCTTGTCAAGAACCATTGAAACTCGCTCTATCTCGCTTGCTTTGAGCATTATTCTATCACCTCTGCGGTGCTGTCGGAGGTCATTTTCTTAGCTGTTTCCTCGTCCTCACCATACCATTTCATTCGGTATTCCCACAGGGGCATAATGCCCATTGAAACGTCCTGACGGTCGCTTGCACGCTTTGTTTCATCATCAGCAAGGATACTGTCCTCAAAGTTCACAGACAGCTCATAACCGCTTTGAGTAAGCCCATTATAGAACGCCAGCGAATAGCAGAGGTCTTCAAGGCAGACACGGAGATTATTCTGTATCGCCGTGACAGTATCGAACTTTCTCTGCTTTGAGGACTTTATCTCCGTTGCTGTCTTGTCAACTGTCTGTGGGTTTGAGATATCCCCATAGGACAGCCCCACAGCAAACTCTATCTCACGCTTGTATTCTTCAAGTCCTGCGATAAAATCCGCCTGCCTTAACTGTGGTGAGAACTCGTGATAAAAGTCACCGCTCGTGCCAGCCGACACGTTTACCCCTCTGAAAAGCCGTTCATTGAGCTTTGGCATTTCTGCACGCTTCTTACCTGTGAACGGATCTGTCACAGGTCTTAACACAGCCTCGTCAACGTCTATGGCACGCTCTCCTGATTCAAACTCCCAATCGAGCCTGCCAAATTGGATATCAGCTTTTCTTATGACTTCTTCCGCCCCTGCGAACACTGATACGCCTGAATGTGAACCATCAACTGTATTGTCGATAGGATTGACATAATAGCCGAAAGAGGGTCGCAGCATAAGGGGATAGGCTATCTTAGGGATAAGCTCCGCCCACTCTGAGACAGCCGTGAGAGGTATCTCAGCACCAAGAGACACGCCGTCATTGGAGCGAAAAGCCCTGTTTGTGATAGTCAGCCCTTTTTCATAGTCCAGAGCGTGATATTCAAGCCTTATGCGGTAATCATTATCGCCCATGCGTTTTATCTCAGGGAAAATGACCTTTATAAGCCTGCCGTTCACGTCATACTCCACAGGAATGAACTGCGACTGCGGAACATACTGCACCTTATCAGCACCCAGCGGCTTTATTATCATTGCTCCTGTTGCAAGACCTCTTTGCAGATTTTTGTTGAGGTTTTCAAGGGCATTTTTCATTATGGCATCAAGCTTATCGTTGGAAACTTTCAGGATCATTTCATTTATAGCCGTGTTTGCAAACTCCCTCACAACAGCGTGTTCAAGCCGCAGAGAGTGAACTCCCTTGGGTGCTGCATTACCTGCATACATTCTGTCCCACTTGTCGATAGCTCTTATCATACTGTCCGTCACGGCGATATCAATACAGTAAACGCCCTTTATATCTGACTTTGAAAGCATTCTGCTTATCCACTCCCTTATTTTTGAAATAATGCCCATAGCTTACTGACCCCGCCTTTTCCATACTCTTTCCATTGCATACCGAACGGCATCAATAACGTGGTCATTGCCGTCGGGATAGCCGCTTATAACGTTGCCCTCTTTATCCCTGTCATACTCACAGTTGATGAACTCCTCGCAAGCCACAGGACAACGCTTGTTATCTATAACGATACTTCGCAGAGATTGCAGCCACTTATATGAATACTCCCTGCTGTTAGGACCTTTCTCTGCGCCTCTTGCAAGCAAGCCGTATGCTCTGTAATCCTCAACAGACTTATTCTCTGCACTGTCGCAGGTGATAAGATCGTTTGCCGTGATACCAAGCTCCAGCAAATGCTTTGCGGTATCAATATTCTTTGTTTTGTTGCAGGTGTACTCCTGCCATATGAACAGCGTGTGCTGAGCAGGGGCATAATGCACTCTGACAAAAGCGTAAAGGTCGGGATACCAGCCCCAGTCAACGCCGTTATAGATGTTATCGAACTGTGCTATCTCGTCGTCGGTTATCTCTCTTATGAGGACGTTATCGAAAACATTGCCACCCGTACCGTTTGCAACGCCCATATACTCGTTCTCATAGGCAGTGGGATTGGTTTCTTTGAGAAATTCGGCGTCATCAAGAAAAGGCTTGCCAAGCCACTTTTTCGGCACAGTAAGATAAGTGCTTTCGGTAACGAGTCTGTCCGTTCTCGGCACTTTGATGTACTTATTCGCCCAGTTCTGAGCCGACTTCGGAGGGTTGAAAGACTTGAACTTATATGCTCTCTCGCCGCCTCTTATAACAGACTGTTCTATCGTTCGCACAGCTTCTTCACCGCCGAACTGGTCAAGCTCCTCAAACCACACAATGCCGATATAGCCAAAAGGCGGCTTGATAGACTTTATCTTGTGCGGGTCATCAGCACCACGAAAGTATATTTTCTGCCCTGTTGAAATGCGTGTGATCTCAAGGGGCGACTTTGTGCAGGCAAACTCATCATCAAGACCAAGTGCAGATATTGCCCAGAGTATCTGAGAATAAACGCTGTCTTTAAGAGTATTCGCCACAGAACGCAGGACGCAGGCGTGCATATTCTCGTTCTTCATCAGCAGGTCGATAACGTTCAGACCGCAGAATGAAGATTTAGTCGAACCACGTCCGCCAGGGAAAACATACTCGGAATGTTCCTGCTCTGCAATATCGAACAGGACAGGCGAGAACGTAGGAGCGACAAGGCTCGCAGGGATACCGCTGTACGCCTTATCAGGCATAGAAACAGGCTCAAGCTTTTGTTTTTCAAGCCTGAGCCTTGCGTTATCGTATTTTATCTTATGCTTGAGCATATCGTCATCACGGATAATGTCACGCAGCTCTTTCACCGCCGCAACGTCCCCTTGTTTAGCCCTTGCCATAAGAGCCGCATTGACGAGGAGCATATTATTTATGAAGTCAGGGTCAAGGCTGTTAAGGTCAATGCCCTGCTCCACGAGAAACTCATAGTCCGCCCTGGTATTGGCAGGCTGTTCAAGCAGGAAGTCCATTACCTGCTTCATAGTCTTTTTACGCCTGCGGACTTCGCCTGATTTTTTACCGCCTTTTGCACCGTTTTTTCGAGCTTCACTCGAGCTTGGAACTATTAAATTCTGTTCATTCGGCATTCACCTCACCTCGATTTTTGTTGTTTTGGAATATAAAAAGAACTGCCACATTGTTGTAGCAGTTCTAAAAAATATTATTTGATTCCAATAATGTATTTAATCTGTTCAGCAGACAGATTTCTAACATAATTTTCACGTTCTTCATACTTAACATATTCATAATAACGTTTTAGCATTTGCTCATATTCATAAAGCATTGACTGCTGACTTTCTAACTCACAATTTTTAAATGCAGGATAATTTATTGTATATTTTATAAGCCACTCTGCACATAAATAATAGCCATTTTCACCAACATCTTGCGAATTAAAGCCTCTAAACATACATTGCTCAAGTATAATTCCAAGCTTTTCATTATGCTCAATTCTAAAGTTATACTCAAGTGCTTCAAATGATCCATATAGACTACAATACATATCAAGGATTTCTTTCACTTTTTCTAACACAGATGTTGGTATTGGATCCATTAATTTAGGTTTAGGCTCCGTTAATTTATCCGCCAATTTATATGAAGGATCGTATACATACTCAATACCATATTCTAAAGCTTTCTGACAGCTTTCATATCTTTCAGCCTTATCCGTATCAAGATTTTTAAGTATCTCGTATTGATTCCAAAGTATCAATTTGTCTTTCTTGCTAAGTTCCATATTAGAACCTCCTTATATTGTAATAGTGATAAATATATTTTTTTTTTGCAAGTGCACAAGCATTAATTCTTTTATTTATCTACTACATATTATAGCAGATTCTCAAAAAAACAGTCAATCGATTAATTAGCCGAAATTTGCGTTCGTTTTAATAAAATATTCATACATATTTTTTAACAAAATAATAACGATAAACTGCCTACAAACTATAAAAATATTGTACTTGCACTTTTTAGACAACGCAAAAGACACCCCGTTCGGAGTGCCTCTTGCAAATATATTATAAGGAGTTTTGTAAATGGTGGAGCAGATGTTGAGCTGGCACGCTCTCGACCTGCATTTTTTGCCGCCGCCTGCTCAGCCCTTGCGGCTAGGTCCCGTTAACGTCAGGCTGTCCTGTAAGCCATTAACTCCGATTACACTTACAGCAACACATATTCATGACTATGCGGAGTAGTTTCACTGGTGCAAGCTTTAAGTATAGCCCTCTGAGCCTGCATACGCTGTTTTTCCTCTTATGGTAGATGAAAAACTTGGCATCAAAAAACGAAACCTCGGCTATTCCACCCGACGACGCACAGCCAAAGTGTGCAGGTTTTTAAGTTATACGATACCGATATTTTACGTTCTCGGTCTACGAACTGTATAACAGGCTTGGTGTTCCGTGTGGGAATTGCACCCACTCTGACTTTGCGGAACATACGGAGCTTTCGCCCCGTCGGACTTTTTTATGGAGGTCCGCAAATGTTTGCTTGCCTTATTGGCTATTGTAATGATATCATACTATGTGCGTTCCTGCAAGTGGTATTGAGTGGTCTTGTGTGGTATATTTAATTTCTCACACCCATTGTGAAACATTCTCAGCACCGTCTTGTAATCTCTGAAAATATAGTTGTGAGCTATCTTCTTCACCGATATACCATTGATGAAATACAGCTTGATTATCCTTGCAGTATCTATGGTTTCAGCTTCCTCATTGCAGAACATTTCGTCTATCTCAGACTGTATCTCCTGCGTGAGCCTTGCACGTTCTTCGCTCAGCTCCTTTTGTTTCTCACCCTTGCAGGCATAACTCAGCATTGAGCTTTCGGCTGTGTTGCCGGGCGTTCCTGCCGAACTGTCATTCTTGTCATAGCATACGGCTTTCCCATTCAGTATCCTTGCCCTGTTTTCTTCAAGATTGGCTATGAGCTTTGGTATCAGCTGATAGCGTGATATCTTTTCTTGTATTGTCAACCTTTATCCCTCCTCGATCATTCTTCCGCAAACAGGACAGAACTCAAAACGGACTTCCTTGCCGTCTGCACCGAGCTTTTCGCTCCACTCTGTCACTCCATTGCAGTATTCACAGCCTGCATATTCAGGTAAGTTTACGCCGTTATGTTTCGCAAGCCCCTCGTCGCAGAGTATCAGTTCAAGTGCCTGCAATGCGTATGTGAGCTTTTCTTCCCTGTCCTGCGTTTTGTTTATCTTCCAGACCGTTGTCTGCCCTCTGCGGATATTCTCCTGCATTATGCAGGCTTGCCTGAAAAACCTGCCGTTTCGCTCCTTGCTGTGAAGATACTCCCGCTTGTATTCCGCCTGCTTGTCCTCGCATATCTCTTTCGACCAGCCCTCATGCCTGTTCTTGTAGCCAAGTCTTGATAACTGTGAGAAATACTTATATTCCTCAGCAGGATATTCGTCATAGATGAGCCTGCCGTCTATCGCCATATCTTCATATCTTGCGAACTCTTCTTGTGACATTCTTTTGAAATCTATCTTTATAGTTGATACCCCCTTTTGTGGAGGGTTGTGGAGGGTTTTCGCTGTTTTTCAAGAACTCTTTCTTTATATATATTCTTTTTATTTTATATACGAAAGGTTAAGAAAACCCCTCAACCTATCCACAACCCTCCACACTTACAGATAATTACACTTGCTCGTCAAGGGTTATACCTGAATAATAATTGCACCCTCTGCCTTTTACTTTCTCAAAGCGTTTTGCAAGCTCCATACCGAACTTTGTTGAACTCATACGATATTCATTGTTCTGCTCAGCCCAGTTAAGATATGCCGCAAAGAGCTGACTTGACTTAACGCTCAGACCCTTGCCCACAGTACATTTATCCTCAACAAATGCAGAGATAACGTCCATTTCACGGCGGTACTCCCTCACCTCTTCAAGGACGGCACGAGGCATTTTAAGCCCCTCTTTCTGCCACAGCAAACAGCCCTCAACTGCCCAGCGGAATATGCCCGTAAGCTCCGCCGACAGCTTGTATTTCAGCCTGCGGTCTATCTTTTCTTCGGGGATCTGCACAGTGAAGGGTATCATATGAATTCTTCGCCATATGCCCGTATCCGTTCCTCTGATGACAGGCTTATGGTTTGTCGCCATCCAAAGCTTGAACTCAGGCTTGAACTCGAACTCGTCGCCGTAAAGCTTTCTTGCGGTAACAGTATCGTCGCCTGTAAGCTGTTTGAGCAGACCCTCGTTGATACGAACGCCCTCGTTAGGCTCAACACTTGTCACGAGCCTTGCTCCTTTGAGCCTTGCAATATCGCTGTTTATGGCGGTGTTCTGATTACTGCGCACCATAATAGTTTCAGGCTGGATATTTGCCGCATAGTCTCCGAAAATATCCCTTATGACATCAATGAAAGTTGACTTGCCGTTTCGTCCTGTTCCGTAAAGAAAGAACGCACATTGCTCGGTGGTCGAGCCTGTCAGGGAATATCCCACAGCTTTCTGAACGTATCTGATAAGGTCTTTATCCTTTCTAAAAATATCATCAAGAAAGGCAAGCCAGCGAGGACAATCGGCGTTCTCTGAATACTCAACGGCTGTCATTTTCGTCAGATATGTCATAGGATCGTGAGGAGATATGCCGCCGCTTCGCAGGTCGATAACTCCCCCTGGTGTATTGAGAACAGTTTTAAATCTGTCCATCTGAGCAGGCAGAACAGGAACGTGGTGCATGACCTCGCTTAGCATTGCGTTCTTTGATTTGTTAGAACGGCAGGACTTCATATGCTTTTCAAAAGCCTTTGCCATATCCGTTCCCTCGTCTGCGTCAAGCTGAGCGTACACCTTTGCCTCTGCCGCCATACAAGCCACAGCCTTATCAGCAAGACGTTTAACTGTGCCTGTCATATCGATACACCACTTTCTGCCGTCATACCAAAGCCAGCGTTTGTCTGTATAGCAGTATCTCACCTGCTCGCCAAAAAGGTCAACAAAGCGTTCTGCGTTGCCCGTATCGTCAAATGAATAAAGTCTTGGCTTGGTTTCTTCCTGCTCCACAGCGCCCACAGAGATCGGCTCAGAGGGCGACTTGAAGTTAAGAGAAAATCCCCCTGCGAACTTTGGCGAATAGGTCTTGTCGCAATCGGCAATGGCTTTCTGGATCGTGAGTGCGCCGTAGGTCGAACCGCTTTGCGCCCTGTCCCACTTTTCACGCATAAGACCTGAGGAGCGGAATATCATATCCATTTTCTCTGCGTCACAGCCTGTCCAGAAGGCAAGCATCGAGCAGAACGCCATATCAGCCTCAGACTGAGAGGTATATCCTGCGGTTCTTCCACTGTAGAGGGAAACAAACTTTCCGCCGTTCTTTGCACCTGCCGCCGCTTTGATTATCTGGTCTGCGGTGTCAAGTCTGACAGCAGGAACAGCCTTTGCCACAGGTTCGTGACCGCCTCCTATATACTTTTCGTGCAATGGCTTTATGCTGTCGGAACACTCTGCGATGCCATCATATTCTGAGCAGGAGTTGCCCGTCATAACGAAAAATCTGCCGTCCTCATACATCTCAACTGAGCCTTTACGTCTGCCACGCTTTGGGAGCGTTCCTCTGCATATGATATGTATGCCCTTGCCCGATTGAGATATCTCAGTATAGCTTTGCAGGGTGGAGATAAATTCAGATATGATGTTGCCGTTCTCTCCCCTTTGGTATGCCTCAAGCTCCTCCTCTTTGCCGTCAATGTCAACACCGAAATACGGACAGCCGCCGAACATAAATCCTATGCCCGAATGTTTTTCTGAGGCTCTCACAGCCGTATCGAAATCGCACCAAGTAGAGGGGTTATTTGACATAGCCCCTCCGCCGGTAAGTGCGTTTATCGGCACTTTCTTTATCTTCCCTCTCTTTTCATCAGGCACAGCGTCCCAGCATATCCAGTTTGGCAGGGCTTTAAGCTCCTGCGGTATTTGTTCGTACATATATCCAACTCCTAACATAAATTTTGAAAAGTCAAAGCCTTTCACTTATCCCCGAAAAACGTCCAAAAAGTTGCATAAAAAATACAACAATTGCAGAAATGTTGCCAAATTAAAATATAAATCATTTGTTTGTACAAAATATCATCTGCGTTTTTATGCAAAAGCACTATGACTTTTCGCTTTTCTCAGAAATCAGAACGGCACGCCGTCATCTGTAAGCACGTCCTCAAAATCTTCAAGCGAGCCTATGGCGCTGTCAGCCTGTGTATTTGTCTTAGGCATTGCAAAGCCCGTCTGCTTAGTCGCAAAGCTGTCCGCCTTCGGTGCAGAGGATTTAAACTTATGCTTGCACTCAGGATACTTTGTAGGGTTGACAAAATTAATGCGTTCCTGCTCCTTGCCGTTCCATTCCTCGTGCTTGAGATCTACCCTTATGCACTTGTTCAGCAGGTCGGTGCAGTATGCTTTAAGGCTGTCATACTCCTTGCCGTCAGGAAGCTTAGCCGCCTTGCCCATTGCCATAAGCTGAGCAAAGTTGTAGCCCTCCACCTGCATATCGTTCTCGTTAGGCTCGTGCTTTTTCCATATGGTGTGAAACAGGCAGGAGTTGCCGTATTTCTGCCCCTGCACGTCATTTCTGATGACGAGAGTGAAGTTAAGACCCACCGAGCCTTTCTTTGTTGTGCGTTCCTCGACAGCGGTTATGATGCACTCGTAAACGCCCTCAGGCTTTAATCCGTTCTGAAATGCCTCTGATTGATTTGACTTAAATCCCATTTTTTATTCCTCCGTTAGTAAATTTACTGCGTCCTCTGCTGAGCGGCATATGCCTGCCAATGCTCCGCACTCACGCATTTTTGTTATGAACTTCTTCTGCTCAGGACGAACTCGCCCCGACTTTGTTTTGACTTCGATAAAGACAGCTCTGCCGTCTTTATGCCTTACGCCGAACAGGTCTGAAAAACCTTTCGGCACACCTGTAGTGAAATATCTGCCGTCAACTGTTCTGCCCTCGCCCACGTTCACACGAAAGACAGTGCAGTAGGGCGATACCGCACAGCGTATCTCGTTTTGTATCCTGTGTTCTTCCGTCAACCCATAAGCCCCCTTTGCCTTGCCTGATAATACGCCCAGCCTGATTTGTAGCCGTGACTTTTCGCATACTGCAAAAGTTCGGGATAGGTATGACAATCGGCAGGACTTGAAAAATCAAGCTTAAATCCCTCCACCTTTACAAGCCCCACGCTGTTATCTGTTTCAAGCTTTCTCTCGGCTGAGGGGAACTCATATCCGCAATGAGGACAGCATACTTTCACCCCCGCAGGAGGAGCAGAGAAAGTATAGAAACATTCAGGGCATTGTTTCACCTTGTCGCTCTGCTCCTGCTTTTTATGCTGAGCTTTCGGCTTTTTCTCCAAGCTCCACTCCCTGTCATCGTCAGGCATACCAAACCTTGCATAGTTGCCAACGTGGTCGATTATGACGGCTCTTTTGTTAGGTCTGTACCGCATACATCTCATAGCCTGCTGAATGTAAAGAGTAAGGCTCTTGGTGGGTCGCAGGAGTATGGCACACTCGCAGTCAGGAACGTCAAAGCCCTCTGAGATAAGGTCAACGTTGCACAGCACAGTTATATCTCCCCTGCGGAAAGCTCCGATAATGCTGTCACGCTCTGCCTTTGGGGTCGAGCCGTCGATATGAGCCGCCTTTATGCCGTTTTCATTAAACACCTCTGCCGTTCGCTGAGAATGTCTTACTGACGCACAGTAGCAGACCGCTTTTTTGCCCAAAGCAAGCTGTTTGTAATACTTTATGACGTCGCCGAAAACAGTGTTTTTCACCATAGCTTTCTCTATCTCCGCCGCCATATATTCTCCGTGAGAAACGTGAAGTCCTGTAAGGTCGGCAACGTCAGGAGCATAGTAATCATAAGGTGCAAGACAGTTGTTATCAATAAGCCACTTTGCGGATACGCCAATGATAAGCTTGTCGTTCACGTCACCAAGCCCGTCACCATTAAGGCGAACAGGGGTCGCTGTAACGCCCACTCTCGGCACGTCCGAAAAGTATTCGTATATGCGTTTGTAGGACTGAGCAAGGCTGTGATGATTTTCGTCAGTTATGATAAGTGCAGGTCTGGCAAGCTTTTTAAGCCGTCTTGTAATAGTCTGCACCATGCCCACCTCGCAAAGTTTCATATCAACGCCCCAGCGGATAAACGTCTTTTTTATCTGCTCCACAAGCTCACGTCTGTGGACGAGAAAAAGCACTCTCTTGCCGTTAAAGGTCGTTCGCCTAGCCATTTCAGCCACAATGCAGGACTTTCCTCCACCGCAGGGCAGGACTATGCAGGGTGCTTTATACCCTGCACGCCAAGCCTGCCTTACCTGCTCCACCAACTCATTCTGATACGCTCTCAGCTTCATTGGACTTCGCCGCCTTTACCCTTTTCAGAACGCATTTCATACAAAGCTGTTTGCCGTAATTCTTCATCGAACCGTCTATTATCTGCTGAACTGTACGCTTGCCGTCTGACATTATCGTCTTTCCGCACTCTGAACAGATATGTTCGTCTGCAAGGTGATAGTATGTCCTCAGTGCTTCATCAACAAGTTTCAGATCGTTGCTTATGTACATACTGTCGAACAGCCCGATAGGACTTTTGCAGGTGTCAGTGCCGTCCGTCTGAGTGGCGAAAAGATACTTGCCGTCAACCACAACAGTTTTAAGCACAGTTGTGAACATACCCTCGACAGTTATCTTCTCATCAAGCAGCTTGCCGATAGTTTTAGCTTTCTGCCTGCCGTCCTCGCCTGTATCAAGGTGATTGAGAAAATACACGATAACATCTTCGGGAAGCATTTCAACGCTTCTCACAAGCTCCCAAAAATTCTTTGCAATGTCAGTGAACTTCTGATAGCCCGTTTCCTTTGCACGGCGCATAAACTCGTTCACCATAAGATACTGACTATCGTCAACGGCTATGGACTTTGCCGTCTGAGCTTTCATAAAGCGTTCTATTTCACCATAATTGTCGGTATGTATCGTTGACTTAAACTGTGTGCGGAACGGAAGCTGTTTTCCGTTCACATTCACAAGTGCAAGCTCGTCCTCTTTGAAATTTCTCAGGGAAGCAGATTTGCCGCTTCCCGAAAAGCCTAATACAAGTATCGCAAGTCCCATTCTCTTTTCCTCCTTATCTTATGGTCAGTCCCGGTCTGCGGACAACTGCCGCATAGGGGATCTCTCTGCCTGCCTCAATAGCCGCCTTGACAGCCGTCTTGCTTATGTCAGGATCTTTGTATTTCAGCAGGCTGTCATCATTGACCTTTGCCCACTCCACAAAGGCTTTCGGGTCTGTTATCTCGGTGCTTTCCCTGCCCTTTGTAATGCTTATCTTAGCCATAACGCCCTCTATTTTGTTAAGATTTACCCTCTGCATACTGTTCATAAGATAAGCTTTAAGGCTCTCTGCCTGCTTGATTTTCTGCTCACGTCTTGCTTTGAGGGCTTTCTCCTCTGCTTCAAGCATTTTCGCCTCGCTGCCCAGCACCTTGACATAAGCCGCAACGTTCTCCGCCTTGTCCGTAAATTCAGCCTCAACGCATTCAAGTGTATCAAACCACACCTTTTCAGCCTCAGCCTTTTCCTCTGCCGTAAGCTCGGCATTTTCCGTCATATCCTCAAGGCTGTCAAAAAGCCTTTGAAAATCGTTTGTAAGCTCATAAAGTTTCATTTTTATACCTCCAGTTTAGTTTTTATCATGTCAGCAAGCTGTCTTGATTTTTCTACGAACAGCTCATGCTCTGCACTGTCTTTGTGTGCGTCGATATATCCGCAAAGTCTGTTAATGCTGTCCACAGCGTTTGAAAGATACGCCTTGAACACCGCTTTATTGTCCTGCACAAGCCTTGCAGGAGCGTTCTCCGCAAGCTTTTTCTCATACTCCGCCTTAGTTCTGTCAAGCTCCTCACGAAGCTGTGAAAGCTTTTCCTGCTTGTCCTTTTCAGCCTGCTCAGCTTTCTGCAAAAGCTCTCTGCGGTCTTTCAGGCTGTCTTCTTCAAGCTTTGAATATTTTTCCGACCAGTCAAGGTCAACACGCCGCATAGCGTCTTTAAGGTTTGCCACCTCTTTGCTGTCCGTTTCCACAGCCACCTCGATAGGACGGCTCTCAAGGTCCTTTATCTCGGCTTCAAGCTGTGTTACCTTATTTTTCATTTCAAGCACCTTTTTATCTGCTATAAAGACCTGATGGCTTGCCTCTGCATTTGACTCCATGGCTCTGTCACGCTCGTTCTGCAAAATATCTATTTTTGCTTTGAGCTCCTTGACAGTAGTGCTTTCAAGGTCGATATTTTCCGCAAGCTCTGTTCGCTCTTCATCGGAAAGCTTAGCAAGAAGTGTCAGCTTTTTAACTCCGATCTGTAACCTCGAGGTTACGAAATCCTGTGGCAGATTTTCAGCGATCGAAATGTACCTGTATACATTCATCTTTGAAAAACCTGTTTCCTTTTCACAGTAATCTCCAAAATCGGAATACCCAAGCTCCTTGTAAAGCCTGCTGTCCCTCATTTCCTTAAAGCCCATACACATATCGTAAAGGCTCTGCTGTGCAAGCTGAGCTGAGGTCTTTATCCTGCGGTCAAGCTCAGCCGCCTTGATATATTCTGCCGATAGTTCGTTCATGCTGTTTTACGCTCCTTTCGTTTCTCAGCGAACACCCTGTCAAGATACCGCTGATACTTCTGTTCAAAGTCCTTTATCTCCTGCGATTTGTCCTCGCCGCCGTTTTGTACCACGTTGTTCCTATACCCTCTGCACTGCACGATACCGCCGTATTGGCTAACCTCCACAGTATAGTAAGGCTTGTTAGGCTCAGAGGCTTTCCGCAGAAACATTATGCTGAGTTTCCCCATAGCATGGCGTTCTGCATATCCGCCCACACAATGGGAAAGTATCCTGCCCTCGTCCTCTATCTCTTTCAAACTGTGGGGCTGTCTGACAAGCAAGCCGTCTGCCGAAAATTCAAGGCAGACACGCTCTGCAAGCCTTTTTGTGAAGTTCTGCAAAACAAGCTCGTCATGCTCATAGTTGATGATCTGAGTGAGTCTGTTGTGCATTGTCCAGAAATCGTGTGGCAATGCTATCATTGTATCGTGAATGTTATACTCCAGCGTTTCGCACTGCTCCAGATAGTCGCTGTAATCAAGAGGTGTCATTTTCTGCTCGTGTATGTATCGTGCCACCCTTTGCGGTGTAAGACCTGTTATCCTCACAAGACGTTCAAGAGTGCCGTGTTCGTTCTTAAAGACCTTTGCTATACTCAGTAAATCTTCCGGTCTGAGTTTTGGATATTCCTCACGATAGTCAAGATACTGCTCCCACAGCTGTTCGCTGCCTTTGAGTGTCTTGAACTCCGTCTTGTTCAGTCCGAGCATTTTCAGCAGGTCATTACTTTTCCAGTTCACACGCTGAGAGAGCAGGAACTTTTCCTGATATCCCCACCAACCTGTGTATCTCACGCTTGTTACGTCATAGCCTTGTTTCATAAGATACTCAAGATTAGGGTGCTTGCAATATGCGTGAAGATAGCTCATCAGCATATTACCGTGATAATGCTGATACTGACTGTACCGCATATCCGATTTGTCTATGGCTTTGATGTTCAGTACCGAATAGGAATTATCATAGTTATATCCCATACAGCACTTGCAAAAGACAGGCTCACGGAAGTCATTACGCACCGACCAGTTAATGCCGTTATCACTGCCGTATCTCACAGATCCGTCACGGGCAAACACATAACGCTGACGTTCCACAAGGTCACCCGTTGAGTATCGGTGAAAGCAACGTGCAAAAAGCTCAGCACCCCTTGTGACGAACACCACATAATTCTTAGCACCTCTGCCTTTCATCTTATCCATAAGCTCTTTATCCACCGCAGGAAAGCAGTAGATAAGAGCCTCTTTTCTTGTCTTTTTCATACTGCTACCTCAGAAGTCAAGCAAGCTGTCAAGTGACAAGCTGACAGGCGGTTTTGCCGTTTCATCGCTGTCCGAGCCGTCACCCAGGTCGATCGTCATATTGAAATGAACGTCCGCACCCTTGAAGTAAAAGCTTACAGCTCTGCGGTAGACCTCAATATCCGAAATACTTCCCCCTGCACCCTTAACAGCGTTTTCCGCACACTCAGCGAAAGTTCTGTCCGTCTGCAGGACCGCCTGAGCGAACTCCTCGTTCTGCTCACAGAAAGTTTTGAGGACCTCAAGAGTAGGCTTTGCAACCGCCTGTGCATACTTGCCAAGCTTAGCGACAGACAGCTCCTGCGACAGCTTGTCCTGAGCTTTCTTTGCGTTAATGTTCATTACCGTCACCGCCTTTTCGCACACTACTCATCCACGCACTGGCACAGCAGATGCCCTTGTATGTCTCACCAAGATCAAAAGCCTTCTTCTCATGTGGCTCCATTTCTTGATACAGTGCTAAAAGGGTTGACATAGCGCTTGCGAGCACTTGACATATATCCGATTTTGTGCTATCATCAATTTGAAAAGTGTTTTCTTTTTTCGTCGAGCTTGTACCTGTTGCCGCAGGTGCAGGCTCGGTTTTCATGTATTCGAGAATATGATTCATGAAATCAGTGATGCAATTGCCATGTCCTGCAAGCGGGCATGATACACAGTTGTCTACTATACAGCATTTAGCCGTAGTAATTATCTCATTTTTCGTCATCTTTATCCTCCTTAAACTTTTTCTCCCAGTGCTTTTTAATGGCACCAAGTACTATGTATATCACTACATCTATGCCTGCAATCACAGCTATTGTTATCAGCAGTATCAACGCCATTTTACCACTTTCCTTTCGTTTGTATCTCGACCTTAACTATGGGTCTGCCTGCTTCTCTCACCGCCTGCTCCAGCTCCTCTCGAACTGTGTCTTCTGCGGTTTCTTTTATGTTTCGATACAGCCCATAGATCACCAGTTCAACCAGCGCCACACACAGTGCTATGGCTGACACATATCTGATGATCTCCAGCGTTGCTATCAGGTTGTTCATTTTCTCACGTCCTTTCATTTTAACGTCCTGTGTTTTAAGCTATCCACTCAGGGTGCTCAGTTCTTGCCGTTTCACAAAGCTTATCCCAGAGCGATGGGTCACGCCCGACCATATCCTGCAGCGCTCCGGCAAGCTTACGACCGATACTGTCCGCAGCCGCCTGCCGCTCCTGCTCCGTGCAATCGTCCCAAAGCTTGTAACTCTTGCCGCCGTCGAACGAAACGTGCCTTATGACCTTTAAAGGCGGATATTTCGGCATTTTTATCACCTCCTACTCAATTCTATTGGATATCGGGGTTGTACTATGCTAGACAAGCTCCTCGATAACGGCGATATTCTCGTCCTCTGAGTGGTCAACAAGGTCCATAGCCTCGCCTGCCGTCTTTGCCGTGACTGTTACCAGCCTTACGCCGCTGAACTTGTCTGTCAGCTTAATTTTGTAGTGTTTCATTCTTGTACCTCCTTGAAAAATCTAACTTCTTGTGGTATAATGTAGAAAAACATACGAAAGGAAGTTTTAAATTGGAAAAACTATATAGTTTCATTACCGTTATTTGTCCTGTTCTCGCAATCATTATATCTATTTGGTATTACAGATGTGTAGTTAAGAAAAAAGACATATCAAAAGAACGACTTCTCAGTATATATGATCCATTGCTTAAACTGCTTAAAAATCATTTATATACATATAAAAATAATGAAAATTTTGATTTTGTTATAAAGCAAGTTTGCAATGTAATTGAAGATAATCGTGCTTATGTTGGAAATGACGTTTACAATGGCTTTGAAATTTTTCTCAACTGCGAAGAAAAAGACAAGCAAATGTTTTATGAAAAGTTCTGCAACAGCTTTTTGAATACTTACAACAATCTTTGTAAATATGTTGGCATTCCAAAAATTTCAATGACATATCGCTATCAACACAATTGGTATGACCGACATGGTAAAATAGTTTTCATCACAAAAGCTGTCTCACTTGCGATATTACAGACCATATTGATTTTTTCTTTGCTGTTTGTACTCTTTATCACAGTAGGCACAATACTATGTTTAACAGGCATAATCCCAATGCCATAATGAACATTATGTAGTCCATAACACAATCAAAATCACAGTCTGACAGAATACCACCTGCCAATAATCCGAACGCTATAGCATACACTATATTAGCCGCCAAGTCCTCACCCCCTCTTCAATCATTTATTGCATTTTCTCCTCAGTTGTGATATAATGGCTATATCTTACAAAGAAAGGAGGTTTCTGCAATGAATAAAGTTGATCTGCCAGAAACATTTTATGAACTTCCCAAAGATCGTCAGAGCTTTTTATTATCTTGGATATCAAATAATCTCAGGCCAATCGAAAGCACAAATACTCGTTATACATCTTACAGTATTAAACATTGGATTGAAGAAGAATATCCAAACGAATATTTTACTAATGGCGAACTTAAAGGAGCTATGCTCAAAGCTAATTATAGAACTAACAACGAAAATGCCTTAAACTGGTGTTTCAACATCTCTGAACGCTCACCTATTATAGTCAAGCGAAAAGCTCAGATGAAGTAATTCTTTTGGTTATCATTTCATTGAGGGAAACGACTATGCTCACAGTATTGTTGTTTCCCTCTTTTTCTATTTCCCAACGTTCAACAGCTTTATAACCAAGCTCTTTTAGTTTGCGGCAAAGTGTTGATTTCCCCGTTGGTCCTTGCTTGCCCTCGACAATGATACAAACATCTTTATCAAGTAACGCCAGTAATTTCACAACTTCTTGCTCTGAAAAATATTGTGATAACACTTTTCTGAGTTCCATATTCTCACCCCCTCTTTAATCACTTGTTGCATTATGCAACTCACTGAGTAAAAAAATATTTGCCGAACTCTCCAGCGTCAATGTGGAGCAAGTGTGACAGCTTCTCAGCCTCGTCCAAGTCAAACGGACGTACATTGTTTATTTTCTGGTTAGCCGTAGGTTGAGCTATGTTTAAACAATGTGCAACGTCAGCTTGGGTCAGTTCAAGCTCTTTCATTCTCCCCTTGATCTTGTTCGTGTTTACCATGTGTCCGCCTCCTTTCTTGTTGCGTTATGCAACTTATTGCATTATCATAATAGCACATAACTTTTCACTTGTCAATAGCATTTTGCAACATTTTTTTATTTTTTTTAAAAAAGCTATTGCATTATGCAATTTAATGTGATATAATCATAGTAACGAAAGCAGGTGAGTAAGATTTGAATACTGTAGAAATTGGAAATAGAATAAAAACTGCAAGAGAAGAAAAAGGACTTACACAAGAAGAACTTGGTATCCGTCTTGGATTGAATAAATCAACTATTCAAAGATATGAGGCAGGAAAAATTCTCAGAATAAAATTGCCTGTTCTTGAATCAATCGCTATCGAGCTAAGCGTTAATCCTGAATACCTTGCATTAAAAACTGATGATCCTAGTCCTAAACATTCTTCTCATATTATAGATTCCAACGCAACCATACTCCCACAAGACAACGTACATATAGTACCTATATATGAGAGCGTGTCGGCTGGTTTTGGAGCATATGCTGACGATTGTGTTGTGGGCTATATGCCGCTCTATATCGTCAACGAGGAAGAGGCTAAGAATACAATGTGCATTGTCGTTTCGGGGGACAGTATGTACCCAAAGATAGAAAACGGCGACAAGATACAGGTGTTAAGGCAGGATTGGGCTGAGGACGGACAGGTAGTTGTTGCCCTTATCGACGGCGAAAACGGCGTTGTGAAGAAAATTAAGTATTCTGATGACAAGATAACCCTTGTATCATTCAACCCCGAGTATCAGCCAAGAGAGTTTGTCGGTGCAGAAAGAGACCGCATAAGAATACTCGGCATTGTAAAAACAGTTATAAAATCCTTATAATAAAAAAATTCCCCGCCAGCACCGCAAATACTGACAGGGATAGCACACAGAATTTTCTCCTGCATGATTACAAATACATTATATCACCAATTTAAGACAATGTAAATGATTTCATAAATTGTTTACAAATGTCGATTTATAGGGAGGAAAAATTATGACTTGTCCAAATTGTAAAGGTGAAAACGCACCAGGCGTAGCGGTATGTGAATATTGCGGTCACGAACTGCCGCAGCCACAGAAAATTGATAACCACGTTGAGCATAACAGCAATATCGTTCAGCACATCACATACGTTACAAACGTCCAGCAGGTCGCACCGCAAGCTCCTGTTGAGCAGGTAAGCCCTAAGAGTAAAAGCACAGCTGAAATACTTTGCCTGCTGACCTTTTTAGGCTTGGGCGGTTTGAACAGATTTTATGTAGGCAAAGCTGGCACAGGTTTGCTGTACTTCTTTACTTTCGGAGGTTTCTTTATTGGAGCAATAGTTGATATGATAAATTTGTTTCAGGGAAATTTCACTGACGCTCAGGGCAGAGTGTTAAAATAAAATCCCCTGCTAGTATTGTAAATACTGACATGACAAAAAAATCTCGCCCCCAAGTGCTACCAACACTCAGAGGCGAGCAGAGCGGATACTACCAATATCAGCTCAGAACGAACAAAACCCAATCACCACAAAAGGGCTTATTCTGCCCTTTTATTATACTGCATATTATTAAATATGTCAAGAAAATAGGAGGAAAAAATCAATGAAGATCGCAGCGGCTTACGTTCGTGTTTCCACCGAAGAGCAAACAGAGCTGTCCCCTGACAGCCAGGTCAAGCTCATTCGTGAATATGCCAAGAAAAACGGCTATATCGTGCCGAAAGAATTTATCTTTCACGATGACGGCATTTCGGGACGTTCCACCGCCAAGCGGCAGGGTTTTAACCAGATGATAGGCACAGCTAAGCTCAAGCCTAAACCCTTTGACGCTATCCTGCTGTGGAAATTCAGCCGTTTTGCCCGCAATCGTGAAGACAGTATCGTCTATAAATCAATGCTCCGAAAGCTTGGTATCGACGTCATTTCTATCTCCGAGAATGTCGGTGACGACAAAATGTCCGTGCTTATCGAGGCTATGATAGAGGCAATGGACGAGTATTACAGCATTAACCTTGCCGAAGAAGTCAAGCGTGGTATGACGGAAAAGTTCGGACGAGGTCTGAAAGTTTCAGGTCCTCCGCGGGGCTATGATATGAAGAACGGCGAATTTGTGGTCAATGAGCAAGGGGCTGAGATCGTCCGCCGCATTTTCGATATGTACGTCAACCAAGATATGGGCTACCTCAATATCGCCCGTGAGCTGAACGCTGAGGGCATACGCACCCTGCATGGCAATGATTTTGAGACCCGCACTATCGCTTACATAATCAAAAATCCCGTCTATATCGGTATGCAGCGTTGGACGCCCGGCGGAGGTGGCTCAAAGGGTCACTACCGCTCTGCCGTAGCCGAGAACGTTGTTGTAACGCAAGCTCACCACCCTGCCATTATCGACAAGGAGATTTTTGAAAAGGCTCAGCAGAAAGCTGCAAAGGCTCGCAGACCATACGAACGCAGTGGCTCCACCAAGCACGAGTATATGCTCAGGGGTCTGCTGAAATGTAGTTCTTGTGGCTCAAACCTTACAATGGCGTCGGTCAAGAGCGGCACTCTGCAATGCTATCAGTACGCTCACGGGCGGTGTAAGGAGTCCCATGCTATCACTATAGGCAAAATAGATAAGGCGGTCATAGAGGACATACAGGGGCTTGTGGACGGCACAGCGACCGATTACAAGCTTGTTGACCAATCCCCTGTCAAGCCGAAGAAAGACACGTCCAAGTTTGAGACACAGCTTGAACGAGAGCGAATGAAACTCGAACGAGTTAAGGCGGCATATGCAGACGGCATTGACACGCTGGAGGAATACAAACGCAACAAGTCGGAAGTCCTCGCCAGCATTACAGAGCTGGAAAGCAAGCTCCGCCAAGCCCAGCCGTCCAAGCCACAGTCCACCGCCGACCGCCTGCCTGATCTGAAAGTCAGGGCGCAGGAAGTCCTCAAGGTCATAACCTCGCCTAATGCCACGCCTATTGAAAAGAACAACGCTTTGCGCACTATTGTTGACAAAGTTGTCTTTGACCGCAAAACGTCAAGCATTGAAATGTATTACCTGTGCTGAAACGGCGTATTTAGGCGGTTTTAGAGTGGGTATAACTTTTTGAAGCTTGGTGGTGCGGACTTTAAAAAGTTATATATAAAAAACGAGAAGTAGTACAAACTGCTTCTCGTTTTTTTGCTCTAGCCTTTTCACATCGAAATACAATAATCACATTAAGCAATTATGCAATATTAACAATTATTTCTTGTTAGAAAGATACAAAATGCCGAAATTCCAAATTTTATAACAAATTGTGTTGAGTAAAGATAATTCAATATGCTATAATTAATGCAAATAGCAAAGGAGTTGACATAAAGTGAATATTCTTATAATTGGAAACGGATTTGATCTTGCTCACCAGTTGCCAACAAAATATACTGATTTTTTAAACTTCATGAAATTTATAAATCGAATTGAAAATTTTAATGGTACTTTCGAAAAATTTAAAATAGATAATGATAAATATAAATTCTCTGAACTTAATGTCGATATTCAGAAATATATCAGTGGAGTAATTGAAGACCATTCAAAAAAGGATGTCAATGTTACCGATATATGGAATGATAGAAAATCAGCAGACGATAAGAGTGACAGAGTAAAGCATGTTGAAAGAATGATTGAACTTTCAAGTAAAAATATATGGTTTGAATGGTTTCAAGAGCAACTTAACATTCATCCTAATTGGGTTGATTTTGAATCTGAAATATCAAAAGTTGTTCAAGGAGTTGAAAATCTGATCCCGTTAATTCCTTTGAAAATAGAAATGATTTCCCGCATGCCGAGTTACCAAAGATTAATTAATAAGATTATTTTCGCTGGTAGAGCATCTGATAAGAATATTACTCTTGCTGAAATAGAAACAATAAAGGAAAAAATGCTAACTGACTTAAACAACCTTATAAGGTGTTTTGAAATCTACCTTGAGGATTTGGTAAAAAACATAGATATAAGCCAACTATCATTAGACATATATAACCTGAACATAGATAAAATACTAACTTTTAATTATACAAATACATATCAAAAATTGTATGACCCCAACGTGGAGTGTGCTCATATACACGGAAAAGCAGATATAAATAATGATACTAAAAGTAACAATATGGTGTTGGGCATAGATGACTACCTAAAAGGAGAAGAAAAATTCACCAACACAAATTTTATTGAATTTAAAAAGTATTATCAGCGACTTATAAAAGGGACAAATTGTGACTATAAAAAGTGGATAGATGAGATAAATCACACTAATTACATTATAAAACATAACATTTATATCTTTGGTCATTCTTTAGCAAGTACTGATCGTGATGTTTTATTAGACTTTATAGAAAATGAAAAAACAATCATTACAATCTACTATAATAACAGCAATCAGTACAGCGAACAAATATGCAACTTAGTTCACTTAATTGGACCCGATAAGCTTAATGAATGGGTTCATCAGGCAAAACCAAAGATAAAATTTGTAAAGCAGCAACCGATGATAAACATAGATGATTCAGGATGGCGAATAATGAGGGATATAAGAGACTGTTCTGAATTATTTAAACTATCTGAACAAGAAATAGAATATAGAATAAACGAAATAAAAGACCATTTAGGCAATAGCGATAAAACATATTTCAGACAACAAAGAAATGTTATCGACTTGTTTGTAGCCATAACCACGAGTGGTTATATCGACAATAATCTAACAGATCAGATGTTAAATATGGCAAAAGATCTCTATGGCTCTACAAAAAACGAGACTTACTCGCCTTCTGAATTCAAGAGAGTTGGTAATTCACCTCAAAGATACCAAAAAATTATTTCAAATTTCATGGATTTAGTAAACACATACAATGCCGATAAAAAAGCAAAGTCATATCATATATCTGATTCTGATAGCTGTGAAAAAATATTTAGCCTCTTGGAAGCGGGAATTAAAATTGATGAACAGCAAGCAATGATGTAGTATAATAAAACTTGACACAATCCACCCACGAAAATATAATAAAAAAG